CATTCTCAAAAAAGGCTTTATTGACCAGGTTTATCTTTTGCCCGAACTCGAAAAAGCGTTTCAGCTTGTCTTCATTAACCCATTCTGACCGGAGGGTAGTGTAGTATGTACCATCGTCCTTTTTTCGCTGGTCTGCTATCTTCTGTGCCTTCTCTTTCAGTTCCTGCTCCGCGTCCGGAATCATTTGTACAGAAACAAACTTTGGATCAAAACCGGAAAGGATATACTTGTCATCATTTTCAGGATATATGGTATCATCCGGCAATGGACGTCCGTAGTCTTCGCTGCGGACAATTTCCCAAAGCTGGCTTCCGTTGTTGTCCGGGTCAAAAATAACACCGAACTCCAATCCATTCATTTTGCCGGACTGAAAGATAATTGTCAGCTCTTGTCCCGGAAGTATGTAGTCCTTGGAGAAATTCAGGCCAGTATCACGATAGCGATAGTAAGTCACGGTTTCCTGACCTCCGTCTTCATTTGTAACGGTTTCCGTCCTCGTAGATACACTTGACATCGTATTTTCAAGTCGGGGATATACCTCGTCAAATACCACGATGTCTTCAATTGCTTCTTCCTGGCTCATGTCAGGATACACATCTATGTATGGCGTACCAGCGGGAAGCATAAGTCGTCTTTGCACAACTCCGTTTACTACCGTCTGCTCTTCAATGGGACGGTAGTTCTCAGGTATGTTTCTTGTAGATCCGAATGCATAAATGCGGGTGGCATAAGTGCCTTTGCTCTCACTGCGAGTCATGGCAGACGCTTCAACCCCTAACTCGATTTTGACGGCATCACCGAATTCGTTTCGCCCAAAATGAATTACGTTGTCCGTTATCCAGCAATCACAGTTCCACTTATCCTCACCCGCCATTGAGAATAAGGCATCCAGCAGGTTCATATTGTCATACGTGATTGCAACTGCCTTATTCTCTACTGTTGAATCTATTTCAAATACGAATTCTTTTCCCTTATAGGTATATCCCAAAGCTTTCAGGTTACGTAAGAACACACCAAGCTGTACATCAAGGGCTGCGGTGAGAGACCATGACGCTTCATATCCAGCATGTTCAGGAGTGTATTTGAAAATTTTGTTTTTCCACTTCCAGTAGTAAGCATCCAGTTTCAGCTCATAATCATATCCAGCGGTAGAAGCATTGAAAGAAGGTTTCTGCAAGTCAGTTACCTCATATACTTTTGAAAGTAATCCGCCCAGAGAATCATCCAGAACCCCAGAAAGGTCTACATAGTCACCAAGTTTAAAATATATAGGTTCAGGCACGGAAAAGGGGAGAACGATGTAGTCCTCTTTCATCAGTGTAAACTTTCCCTTCGCCCCTTTGTTGATAGGGGTAGAGAACCTTGTTTTTCCGGATATGTCCTTAATTTCAATCATATCCCCAAAGTTCATAAATAACAAATGGAAGCCCTAAAAATCCGGACTTCCATTTGAAACAATAAAGGAAATGTTTGTTATTCGCTTCTGTCCATGGGATTCGGTTCGCAAAACTTACTTGAAACCTTACCGAAACACCTGTCAATACTTAACCCGTAAGAGATGCTTTTCCCCAGGTAAACCAGCTTGAAGACTTCGCTCCCAAGAGCGGGGATTTTGATGTTTACGGCTCCCTTCTCCAGTTCTGACTGAAAGGCTTTCTTCTTTGTCCGATAGTCACCTTCTGAGCCTCCTTCTATTGTGAACTGGAGAGTGATTTCACGCGATGCTACTTTTGCATTTTCGGTTATTATTCGCTTCCCGTGCTCCAGACGGCTCTCATCTTCAATGTAGTCTTTCATCTGATTGAATCCGTCGATAGCATCGAGAAAACCGTCACCCATGCGGACACCCCATGTGCTCCAGGCATCCTTCCCGTTAATAAATAAATCTCCTGTCATAATCTTGCTGTATTACGTTTCACTTCGGCAATGTCGGCCTGCATCTGTTTGATAGGTTTGACAATTTCGCCTGTGTTCTCTCTGATTTGCTGTAACTCCAGATAGGAATTGGCCAGGATGGTACGTGTCTCGTCGGCAATGTTGTACAGACCGGTTACTTGTGATGTCAGGGAGCCGATGGAACCTCGCAGTTCGGTAATAGCTACCGTTTGCTGCTGTTCTGCCGTCTCAACACGAAGATTGGACTCATACACGGCTGTAAACCGCCCACTCAGTTCCCCGGTATCCTCGTGCGTCATTTCTGTACCGAATCCGCGGCTGGAGGCCGACTGCTTGGAACTGCTGCCAGCCTTGTCGTATCCGGTAGCTGCGGCAAGTTCATCCCGTAGTTTCAATGCTTCATTCACGTACCCCATATATTCGTTTTGGAGTGAATTACGTTCACTCTCACTCAGGTTTCCGTCCTTCATACTTTCACCGAATCTGTTCCACCAGTCTTCCAGCTTCTGGCTGTACATGTTACCGATTTTATCTGAAAGCATGGCACGCATAAAGTATTCGGATAGGTTATCCGCAAAATCTTCCGCCGATGCATCCATATCCATAAGGGTATCGATGAAACTATCATACATGGAATCAAAACTTATTCCGGTAAGCTGTTCGAAAAGGCCCTCTTTCAGTTCTTCGAGGTTTCCGGCCAGATCTGCATATTCACCTAGTGCATCAACGACACTATTTCCATAGCCTCCTTTCCCTGAATCAGCCATTTTCTGCCACAAGTCTACATTCTGACGTAATAAGTCCATCTGCTCCGGAGACATCTGCCACAAGGAATCTGTACCTGTGAACTCTGCCATGACATTTTCCCGAATCCATTGTATGTCACTTTCCGACCAGCCCATGTAATAGGCCCAGCTATGATGTTTACTGTGATAGCCAGCATTGGCCTGCGCTTTTGAAAGGACATTCTTGTTGTATTCCTCCTGATACTTGATGGCTTTATTGTACTCTGCTACGGATTTCTCGCTTCCCTTGCTGGACTTCATTTCTTCTGTAAGGGATTCGATGGCAGACTGCAACTTTTCGTTTCTGTCCGTGAGTCTGTTGATGGTATCCTGCACCTCTTTTTCGTTTCCTCCAATACCGAAGAGTTTGCTGAATCCGCCGAAAGTCAGGGTATCCCATATTCCACCTACAGACTTAAAGACACTACTGAATATGTTACCTACGAAACCATCCAACCCCTGTGTCCCGATGGCATCTAAAAGAGAAAATGCAGCTCCAATTATACCTCCAAGTTTCTCGCTCTCTTCTGCAAATATGTCTACTATATTTCCGGCCAAATCACCGACCTGAGAGAGTGAAATTTCAGAATTTGAACCAAGCTGGGTAATGACGTTCGACAATGTGACAAGGCTGCTTGTCGTTTTATCTGTTGACTTTTGTACATTGACCTGAGCGTTCTGCTGTCTTTTCTGGGCATCATTCAGTTTCTTCGTGGCCGCTTCCTTCTGTTCATCTGTTCCGCTTCTCATGGCTTCGTTGTATTCCTCCTGAGCTTGTGACAGTTCTTCCTGTGCCTTGGCCAATTCGCTTAACTGTTCGGGTAGGTCGGCCAGCAATCCTCCTTTGTCGATAAGGGTTGACTGGATTTTGTTCAACGCCTCGTCAATAACCTTCTTCTGGTCAACGGCCATGTTCTTGTATTCTTCGGAGTTCTTGAAGTCCCTAAGCTGCTGCTTTACCTTGTTCAAGGATTCTTTGGATACCTTGTCCAAGTCACCGAAGACAAGTTCCCAGTTGATTCCCTGTTTCAGCTTTTCAAGGTCAAGAGAGGAGAGGGCCTTATCCATTTCTTTCTGGAGTATGTCCTTGTCTCCCTGAGTAGTAGCTTCCGAGATTTTACGGGTGTACTCGGCTATGATAGCATCACGTTTCTGCAAAAATGTACCATAGCTTTTCAGGTAACGTTCGTTGGCCTCGATTGCAGCTTGATTTTCAGTTTCTGTAATTTCGGCCAGACCTTTTTCACGCGACGTCATGGCATTAGACGCACGACTTCCTAATACTTCCCGCTGTTCAGACGTAAGCTTTCCTCCTTGCGCATCTTCCCATTTTTTGCGCTGTTTCCTAATTTCATCGATTTCTCGCTGGTAATCCAGCTCAATTTGTCTGCGCTTCTTTTCAGAACCTTCTTCCATCAGGTTGATTTCTTCCTGCTGATTAGCTCTTATGAGTTGTAGAAGTTCATCAGAAAGATTTTGCTGATTATCTACGACCTTCTTGTTTTCTGATTTGTGGCTGACACCAGTAAGTGTTTCCAAGGTTTTTTCTGCGCTCTGCAACTCTTTTTCCTTTGCCTTGATAGCAGATTCTACGGTTTTACCAGCTTCTGCTTGTAATTTTCCGCTACGAAGGTCGGCAATCTCTTGTTTGAGTGTCTTGATACGTATGGTGGCATTTTCTACTTCTTCAGATATTGTAGAATGTTGGGCTTCTTTTTTATCGGATAAAGAAGATTTCTCAATCTCTTTTTCCAATTCTTTGATAGCAGAAACCGTTTCGCCTAATTCCTTGTTTACGGAATCTAATTCTTTCTTGGCCTTATTCGCACTATCTTTGAGCTGATTGTTTACTGCACTATTTTGAGAGAATACGGCCACACCTGTATTGACTCCTCTGTTTTGTAATGCGCTTCCAGTCATTGTCACGGATGAATTGTACAAAGATTTAGCCTCATTGTAATTCTCCGTAGCGACTTTCTGCTGCTTTTCTTGAGTCCGTTTTTTGCGATACAGCTCCTCCAGTTCTTCTTGAGCAGCCTTCATCCGTATCTGCTTTTCCAGTTGTGTCAGATAGGATTTAATGGCCTCTGTGTTGTTGTTTATCAGTCGGCCCTCTTCATCAAGACTGGCATTGTAAGAAGGAATGATGGTTTGCAAATCTGACAAGGCTTTCTTCTTCTGGTCAATGGATGAAGTTTCACTTTTCAATACGCCGGACAACCTGTCAACTGTTGCTGCCTGCTTGGAAAATTCCTCATCGGCCTTTTTGTTTACCGAATTAAGTGTCTCCTGCGCTACAGTGGCTTCATTGGTTCTCTTTGTGAACATGTAAACCGCCGTACCTATTCCAACAAGAGCTGCCAACAGAGTGACATACACATTGGATTTCGAAGCGACATTGAAAGCCTGTTGCGCGGCGGTGGCCAGTCCCAATTCCTTTCTGTACATTCCAATCAGTTGGATGCTTTCAACGAATCCGACCGCCTTCTGTGCTACGGCTGCGGTAATCAACGCGGCCTTGTATGTTCCGTAAGCTGCAATCAGTCCGCCCATGATAGACAACACATCATCAAGACTTTCCACCAAGTCCTCTGCTGTACCGATTCCAAACTCGAAAACCTCCTTATACTTGTTCCCGAACTCATTCATTTTCTGGAAGAGGGTATCTTCGATATTCGATAATCGTTGGGGCCACGTCCCGGCGGAACTTTCCATAAGGTTGGCAAATTTCCCTCCTTCGGATGTCATGTTTTTGAAAGCCTGTTCAACTTCCTTAAAGCCGACCTTACCTTCCTTCACAAGTTCACCTACCTGGTCTTTGGAAACTCCTAATACCTTGGCCAGTTCTTCGTAGATTGGAATACCTCGTCCGGCGAATTGACGAATGTCTACTGTCATGGCTCTTCCTTGCGTTCTTAGTGTTCCATACAGATAAATAAGTTGACCGATAGGTATCTGCAATCCGGAAGCCACATCTCCAAGCATAGAAAGTTCATTTACTACATTATCGGCAGAGGAACCGTATGCCAAAAGCTGTTTTGCTCCGGTCGCTACATCATCAAGATTGAACTGCGTTTTGGCTGCGAACTGAACAATATCGGCGATGAGTTGTTCTGCTTTCGATTTGTCCTGAAGGATTGTTGAAAGAGCTACCTGTAACTGTTGCATCTTTCCAGTTGCTTCAATCACATCAGAACCGAACTTCTTTATTGCTGCCAATCCTCCTATCTCTAAAGCAGTACGCTTCAAGGAATCCGTCAGGGATTTTACTATCTCATCAGCATTGTTTGTTCCACTGGCAAACTCTTTGTACTCTCTTGTAAGTTTCCTTACTTCGAGCCTGTTTCTGGCCTGCTGGTCCTGCAATTCACCAATGGAATATCTCTGCTCGTTCAAGGCTGCTTTAGCTGCATTCAGTTCAGCTAATTTAGCTTTTGAATTAGGAGAATACTTACTCATCTTTGAATATTCATCAGACAGCCGTCTGACATCATCCTGCGTATCACGGATGATTTTCCTCTGTTTGATTATTTCCTCTGTTAGTTCATCGGAGGCCTTTGACGCGGAATTGAGTTTTTTCTTCAAATCATTCTCCATCATAGCACCAGCCTTAGCCGCCTCAGTTACCAGCCCCATCATCTGCTGACGGGTGGATGCCAGTTGCGTTTCTAAAGCCTTTGCAGCTGTAGGGGATTTGTTTACGTCCATTTTTTTGAGCTGGGCTTCCAGTCTCTCACATTCCTGTCTCAGTTTGACAACCTGCTCCCAGTCAGAACTGACTTTAAAGTATAGTGTAGCCATATCTATTTCTTGTTTCTTCTTCTGCGCGAAGCCATGTCCTTACCCTTCACCTTTGTAACCTTGGTACCGGTAACTGTATGGAGCTTGTCACGCTGCATTAATACTAAATTCCTGTATGGTATCTCATAGACCACTTCCCGGTATGACAGATGCAGATTTTCCATGAACGATGCAATCTGTCCCAAGAGAGTATCATTTCCTACGACCTCGGTTTCGCTGCCAGCAGACTTACGTTCCTCGCCAAGCTGACAGCTTTGAGAAAAACCTTTGAGTCAATCATAGAGAGTGCTTCATCTAAAGCATTTACGTTTTCTTCGTATGTTCCTTTTGCCAGTTCTTCACTCAAGTTTTCGTCACCAGCTATCAGCCAGGAGAGAGCCTTGCTGTAAGCCTCGCTTTCTCCAAGGGAGAGAAGCACTTCTTTCAAATTGTCTGCTTCTTGTACGCCTGACAAATGGGAGATTGCCCCGGCCAGCTTGTGGATAGTAGGAGGGTAGACCGTGTAGGCTTTCCCAGCGACAAACACCGTTCTGAAATCACTTCCGATAATGGATTCAGTTACTATTTTTGCTCCTTGATTCATTCTGATAAAAGATAAAAATTAAGGGGTGAAGCCATAAAGCCCACCCCTGTTATGGAATTCAATCTCTACCTATTGGATAGGCATTAAGCACCTGCTTTTACTTCAGATGAGTCAAACCAGTATTCCGGTGCAACTTCTGCATTTTGTGGTTCCAGTTCCACCGCACTTACAGGAATACCGACAGCCTTGTCTGTTGTGGCTTCACGTGCACCGATGTCAGCACGGGGAATCACACAATACTGGTCATCGTCAGTCAAAGCGACAAGTAACTTCTCAATGTTTACCTTGCCTCTTGCTCGTTTCCAACCCTTATCAGTGTTAATTACATCACCACCCATGAGGTCTTTCTTGGTCGGATAGTCGTACTCACCAATGGTGAAGTTCACGGTTACATCGCCCATTTCCTTATCACTACGATAAGTCTGACCGGTAAGCTGGTTCTTGTAGTTAGTGCGGCTTGCTTCCGCTTCTTCAAGTGTCCATGTATCCTGATGGATATTCTTAACCTCTTTTAAGGTTTCACCTTGTAAAAGAGTATATAAAGCCTGCCCAGTCAAATCTGCTGTGATAGCATTTGTCTCGCCATACCAAAGTTTCTTGATATTCACGGCGGTGATTTTCTTTGATTCTGCCATATTATTTCACATTTAAAACTTCAAACAAAATTCTTACATTCACATAGTGACACTTTAAGGATGTGTCCTCCTCAGTTCCGATTGACTCGATGGAATAATGATAGGTGGTACCATCATAGCGTCCGGTTATTCCGTCAAACAATTCTTGCGCCTGTTTCTCCAGCTCGTTCAGACGGATGGTGTTGGCTTCACCGTCTTTCAGGTCGGGAACACAAAGGTTCACTTCTACGAAAGATTTCTTCCAATATTTGCTTGGCTGTTGTTTCTTGGCATGAATGACAATCCTTTCGGATTTCAATTCGCCCGTCAGCTTCTTGCCGTGAGGAACGATGGGAATACCGAAAGGCTGGCAATCACGGTAGAGTATGTTCGCGATGTCGGTAGTTACTATCATTTGACTTCCTCCTTCAATCGTTTCTCAGCGTATAGAGCCGCACCAGTTGATACTTCATAGCCTTTAGATTCGACGTGCGAGGCATACTCAGCATCGTTTCTAATCACCAATCCGTCATCCTCAACTGAATACTTATTTGACTTACGGAGTCTTCCAGTCCGGTTCTGATAGTTGCCATTCTTTACAGCGTAATCGACAGCCTCTTTACCAACCTTCTCCTCAACGGCTTTCACCTCGGCATAACCTTGTTCGAAAAAGCTATCCACGTCCGAAAAATCAAACTTCACATCCATATCTCTGAGTAACCAAAATAGTTTGTATTCTTCACCATGTAAACTTTGCCAGTTCCACGGACATTCTCACCGTCCATACATCTGACTTCATCACCAGCACTCAGTGAGATTTTCTTCTCACAGACTACGTGATAATTCGGTCGGAACACCTCACCGTTCTCCGAAGTAAACTCCTTGGTCGAGTTATCATCACAACGGCATTTACACACGTCCTGCCAGCTTTCACCACCGGTTCCGGGGATAGGTCGGCCAAACTCGTCTGTTTCCATCGGAGTAAAGACCTTAACCTGTAATGTATGTGGAGCAAATATCATAGGAATCTGACTTTAGGTTTATCGCTTAACGTATCTTCAAGACCATACTTCTTGCACAAGAAAGAATAGTATTCCTTTACGCCTTTTGTATCCCATGACATAGAGAAACCGTTCTCACTGATGGAAGTGGCACGGAGTAATAGAGAGGGGATGAACTTCGCCATAGCCACTGAAACAAGTCCGATGTTTGACGGGCCCATCTCATCCTCTCCGCTTACTTCTGAAGAAAAACTTATCTCCAAAAGGTCAGCCTCCGACAAGT